AGGGGTATTTACGAAATTTGGTGGTTTGAATATAATCACTTAATTTTGTATAGCGCCGTTCACCTTCTGGTGGGCGGCTTTTTCATGCAGCAGCGCAAAACAATAGGGCAGCGACCGCAATGGCCGTTGCCCTGTTTTCATTTTGTTTTTGCGGTTCAAATCCCAAATCATAGTTGCGTGCTTGTGCGAACCGACTACAATAAAAATTGTACGATAGATAACATTCCATATCGAAAGGGTTTTATGCCTTTCGTACATTCACAATTTCGCTTAAAGGGCGGACTTCCTGTTTTTAGGGAGCCCGCCTTTTTTGCGTGAACAAGAAGGAGCGTAATGTAATGTTCAAAATTCACGATGACAAAGTCTACTTCGTTGCCGAAACCCCTGACATCAACAAAGTTATCGAAATCTTCCTACCTAAGGATGACCGTGGCACCATTATGGATTCGCACGAAATCCGTGTGGACCTGTGCCGTGCTATCCGAAAGCTGCAGCATGATGGTTATACAATCATGAAGGTTTATCCTGCCATGGGCGACCGAAGAGAGAGTATTGATGTGCTGTCTATGCCGGAATTCATCCAGTCTGCGAAATGCCCCGACAACGATGTTGAGGAAGCGGTCGTCTTTTCTTACTTCGAGTCCGGAGCAACATTCCAGTTGCCTTGCAAGGTAAACAAGGAAACGCACGAAATTTTCGATGTCACCTGTGCAGCAATGCCGTGTGATGACGACTGTTTCAGTTATGCAGAAGTGAAAATCAACGGCAAGGATTATCCTGTCAATTTTATTGACGATATTCTTCTCGAAAACAATGTTGATGATGCGCTGGATGAGTTTTATAGAATTCAGCAGACAGGCGAGTATTGGCAGCCTGATGGCAACAAAACGCTGGATGATGCCATTCACGAATGTCGTTGGGCGATTCTGAAAAACGCCTTGATGCAGCGCGGTCATGATGCCGTTGCCGATTTTATTGGCACCGATGTTTCCAGTGATTCTTACGAAAGACTGTTGGATGAAACCGAAGCCCAGATGCCGGACGAAGAGTTCGAGCGCTTCTGGGAAAAGTACATCTAAGAAACATCTCACACACAGAAAGGGAGCATATTACTATGGCTATTTTCAACACCAACGAATTTCTCCGCAAAACCTTCAGCAAGACCATCTTTGGTACTGCTGCGCTTCGTCCGGAAGCAGTTTGTGCAGACGGCTTCACCCTGTCAATTCAGGCAAGCGGCATGCACTACTGCATACCGAACGAAGACCTGTCGGACGGCAATTACTCTAAGGTCGAACTCAGCTACTTGTCTGAGAAGGTCGAAGAGTTTCTGCCGTTTGCTGAAGACGACGAGGCACCGCTGGCTACGGTCTACGGGTATGTGCCCGTAGAAACCGTAGACGCGGTTCTGGCCAAGCACGGCGGCATCGTCAACGCGTGAGGGGAGGGAACTTACGATGGAAGTATTCACTATCATCGCCAATGAGGTCATTGGCTTATCCGCAACGGAATGCACACTGATTCAGTTTAGCTACAATCCGGAGCAAATCCGTGACCCCGAAACGGTCCTGCGCAGTGCTGTCAAGGACTATCTCAAGACGGATGAAGGCAAACGACAGCTGGAAATCAACTGTGGTTGCTGGAACTGGGGCGATGTCGATGACATTCCCGGCTCGTTCTTCTTGAACTATGGTCTGACTAAAATCGCTCCGCCGGATGTGAATGTTGTCGTCGACCGCAACGAGAACTTCATGGACAACTACGAGGATTGCGAGGAAGAATAACAGAAAGGGCATGAAAAAATGCGTATTTATAGCGCAAACAACGTATTCATAGAAGTTACGCGCCGATGCAATATGTGCTGTGCGCACTGCCTGCGCGGAGATGCCGAAAGCATCGATATTCAGGAGAAGTACATCGATGCTTTTCTCGACAACTTTGAGAAGGGAGCTTATATCAGCTCTCTTACCTTTACCGGTGGGGAAATCTCTCTGAATATACCGGCAATTCGATACACCTTGAAAGCTGTCAAAGAGCGCGGTATCGCCGTTGGAAGCTTTTACATGGTCACTAACGGAAAAGCTGTCAATAAGATGGCTGACCTTGCTATGGCGAGTCTGGAGTGGTGGGCCTACTGCGATGAAAAAGATGACTATATGTGCGGTCTTTGCATCAGCAGTGATAACTTCCACGAAGTAATCCCATATGAAAGTAAAAGTATCCTTAGTGGCTTGAAATATAACCGTAACGATAAGGTAACGGACTTTCATCTGGCTTATTTACTGAACGAAGGGCGTGCTAAGAATCTCGATTCGAATATCTATAAGAAGCGTGAACCTCATGTAGACAAGCTCGAATACGAATTCAACAAAACCGGCGATATCGACTTTTACAGCGGCGAGCTGTACTTGAACGCCATCGGTGATGTCGTTTCCGGCTGCGATTGGTCCTACAAGTCGCAGAAGAAATATCGTTTTGGTAATGTAATGAACAAAAACTGGCTGGAGAACATTTCCAACAGCGAGTTGTACATTGCAAGCTAAACCATATCACTTATACATTGCCACTGTTTTCCTACAGAAACGGTGGCTTTTTTAGAAAAGGAGACCACAAATGACTGAAACAAAAGACATGTTTGAACAAATCAGCGCCATCTTAACCGATAAGAAAGATAAGCCGTTTTCCTATGAGGAGCTTGCAGCAATGCTCAAAACTGACCCTGATGCCCTCAAAACCTTTGATGAGGTCTATAAGACACAGGTTCTTGAAAGCGGAGAGCTGCATGAAAATATGCTCCAGTGGGATACAGCTACAGTCAAAGCAATTCTCGACAAAAAGGTCTACTTCCCACCGGAACTCAATTCGCTCATTGACCGCATCGTCACAGAACTGGTGCTTGAAACGCGTCTGTACATCTACAACGCGGAACGCGGTGGCTATTATGTGACATACTCTGCCAACCGCGACTTTATGACAGAGGTTACAAACGAGGAGTTGAAACGCTACCCCGAAGAACTCCGTCCGCAGCTCACCGGAAAGTTGATGAAGATTGACATTTCTGAGCCGTCGTACAAGGAACTGCTTCAAAACTACGCAGGCTACAAGAATGCAAAGAACGACAGCACAAAAATGTTCTACTACAACATGTTCCGTCAAGGTCTTGACATCCTCGACCTTGATGACTTCACTTATCAGATGCTTGAGATGAACCCCAACTCTATGGGCTTCTGGTTTCCTCCTCTGGTAGAGGGATTGTACGGCAGCGCATTTTTCAAGGTTCCGGACACAAAAATTCTTCGCGTACCTATCACCATGCTGCAGCTTACCCGCCTTGGTTTCGAGACGTTGAATCCCGTTACAAAGGAAATCGTGAACCGTTATTGCCAGAAAGTCTTCCATCTTGATGGATACGAAGACTATTTTATCAAAACGGGCACGTATTCTTCCAAATACGAATTCCGCAACGCTCATATCCATAACCCGAAGGAAATCAATGAGATGGGCGAGTATTTCTTGTTTTTGAATCATCTGACATGCTCGATGGCATCCCCTCTGAACAATCGCTGCTTCTACGGCGCGAACACCACGAACGAGTGGGTCGTCAGAGAATACATCAAGGACAAAGAAAATAACCCCACCATCTACAACGGTTTGCCGCTGCACACTGAATATCGCGTGTTTGTGGATTTTGATACAAAGGAAATCCTTGGCGCAAGTCCTTATTGGCGCAGCGATGTTATGAAGAACGAATTCAAAAAAGTCAGCAGCCCACAGGAACGCCATGATTATGTTGTCTACAAGATGCATGAAGACATTCTGAACCAGCGTTACCACGAAAGCGTTCAAACTGTTCTGGCTGAGCTGAAGAAGGTTATTCCTCGCATTGAGTTGACAGGGCAGTGGAGCGTCGATGTAATGCGCAACGGCAATGATTACTACATCATTGATATGGCGCTTGCTGAACACTCCGCTCTGAACGACTGCGTGCCAAAGAACCTGCTTCGAGCTTATCCGCAGCAGTGGCTGCCGGGGGAATCGAACAACTAATACTCCTAGAACGAAACTTTGATTCGGGTTCTTTCAGCAAAAAGCGTAGGAACCAAAATCATACGAAATGATTGTGTTGACACATAAAAACAAGTATAATATATGCAAGGAAGTGATAATAATGGTTCTGTATCATGGCAGCGATGTAATAGTCCGCAACCCTGAGGTCAGAAAAACAAGGTACGCCAAAGATTTTTCATGGGGATTCTATTGCACTAGCAACTACGAACAAGCCGCTCGCTGGTCAAAAAAAGGCAGGTCTCGTGGTATTGTCAACGTGTTTGAATATACAGAATCTCCCATGCTAAATATTAAGAAATTCCCCGAAATGAGTGATGAGTGGCTTGATTTTATTGCTATATGTCGCTCGGGCAAACATCATGACTATGATATTGTGGAAGGACCCATGGCGGATGACACCATTTGGAACTACGTCAACGACTTTCTAAGCGGTGATATTAGCCGTGAAGCTTTTTGGGCGTTGGCAAAATTCAAGCATCCCACGCATCAAATCAGCTTTCACACGGAAGTCGCTTTGAAATGTCTCTCTTTTAAGGAGGCGATTGAAGTATGACTGAAACTGCAACCTACAGCAAAAACGATGTCTTTTATACCTGCAGCCTGATTGAATATATCGGCCGCGTTACGAAGAATCATCGCAAGGATGTGGTTTCTGCTCTTGGCACAAACGGAGTCAAGGCAATTCTCGACTCAGCGGATGTGTTTCACTGCCAGAGCTTTGAGCAATCTGCCGATGAAATTTGTGAGCTTTTTCCTGTGCCGGAAGGAACGTATGATACGGTGTCTAACTGCCACTACAAGGTTCCATCTTATACAGATATCGGAAAAGTGTACCAGCGCATCATCTTTGACTGTACTAGCACTCCTGGTGTCCAGGATGTAATTGATGTATTTTCCTCGTTCATTAGCGATGACATCTCAGATTTTAATACTGCAACTTACTATTGTAATCCGAGCTATTTGTACCACTCATACAAGGCCGGAAAACTACTGGATTGATTTTCAAAAGCAATAGCAATCGAGACCACTACCCCAAAAAGGGTGGTGGTCTAATTTTTTTTGCACATCACATACCATAAATTACCAGAAAGAAAAACATTGTGCATCTGTGCGAATTGCATATAATACAAAATATAGAACGAAAGGCATCAAAAAACATCGTTGGTCGGGCAAAATCCGACCGAAAGGCTAGGGCGGGCTCAGTTTTGAACCTGCTCTTTCTTTTTATCGGAGGCTTTATGTCAAACAAAGAAGAACGCATGAACCGCAATAAAAGCATCATTGAAGATTACAAAAACGGAAAGTCGATTTTAGAAATCTCGTTGAAATATAATCTCTCAGAAACAATGTGCTACAAGATTCTAAAAGGTACGCAGGAGCCGCCTCGTTATTTTGAAAAAAAGAGGAAGAAACTTACCACTCGAAATGAGCAAATTGTTAAACAGTATAAAGGCGGTATGACGGCCAGAGAATTGGGCAAGATGTACGACATTTCCATGCAGCGTATTTATGCAATCTTGCATTCGAGCGGAGAGTACGAAAGCCAAAAATACAATCATATTGAAACGACTCTCAAAAAAGAGAAAAAGATGCGGAACCAAACTTTTCTTGATGCTTACAAGAAAAATCCTCGAAAATCGATTATCGAGTTGAGCAGGGAGGTAAATATCAGCCCTTCACTAGGTTACCTTATCCTTCATCAAAATGGGATTTACCAGTATAACGTAAAAGCCAGAGCTAAGGAGAATAGCGAAAATGCCGATTAACAAGATTACCCACGTGTGTCTAACTCATGACAAAGTCAGGGCACGAAATGAAAAGATGCTGGAGGATGCCAAGAACGGTATGTCCCAGGAACAGCTGGCCGAAAAGTATCAAATTTGTGTTTCTACTGTCCGATATAGTCTGAAGGACTTTTACAAAGAACAGGCCCGGCAGAGGAAAGCAAAGAAGAAAGCCTGGCAAACCCAGATGATTCATGAATATGAGATGGGCGCAAAATCTCCGGAGCTCCAGGAAAAATACGGCATCAGTGGAACGCTCTTTTATCGGATTCTTCATGCGCACGGAAAGAATGGCCGACAAATCCACAGCCAAAACCGTATCGAGACTGGCAAGAAAAGAAACGCCGAGATGGTCAGGAAATACAAAAACGGCGTTTCTGTCAAAGAGCTTGCGGAAGAATACGGGCTCAAAAAGGGAAGCGTATATCGCGCCATGAAGCGGTATAGTCCAGGCCCAGGGAAAAGTAAAAGTTGTCAAAGTGAGGAATAATTGCATGGCTGCATCAAAGAAAGATGTTGCGAAGCAGCAGGTCAAAGAAGACCGAGAAAAAGTCCGGGAAATGTATCTTTCTGGCAAAACTGTCAAGGAAATCGCCAAGGAAACGTATTTTTCAAGCTCTTATTGCTATGCCATGGTGAGAGACCTAGCAAAAGAAAAGAATTTTGCAAAGAAAGCAAAAAGAGCACCTCTCGACGAAGCTATGATTCAAGATGCGAAAGCCGGGATGACGGTTGCTGAAATCGCAAAGAAGCATGGCGTGACCTATCAGCAGTGCTACTATACTGTTTCTGAATACGCTCAAGCTACGATTAAGAAGAACAAGAAAAAGCAGTCTGCTGCCACGAAAGTTCGCAATGCGGCTATGTTGGAAGATGCGAAAGCCGGAATGACTGATAAGGAAATCGCCAAAAAATACTTTTTGTCTCGAAGCAGTGTCCGTACCGTCCTTGCAGGGCATTTACATACAAATTCCAAAAAGTTGGATGAAAGGCGCAAGGCGATTTTTGCGGATTATGAGGCAGGAACGTCCTCAAAAGACATCTGTGAGAAATACGGTATTTCAAAATCCACTCTTTACAAGGACATGCGCCAAATTGGAAAAACCTGTCAGGAATACTATCACAAGGCGCTGAAAGACAAGACCAATCAAAGGAATTCCGATATTCGAAGCAAAATCGAAAGAGGGGTCTCGGTCAGCACTATTGCCAAGGAATACGGAATCTCTAAAACGGCGATTTATGAAACGCTTCATCAGGAAAATGTCAGAGCTGGAATTTTTCAGAAACGCGGCCGTCCGCGAAAAAACACGGAACGTAATGCACTGATTGCTAAACGCCACAGGGAAGGCGAGAAGGTGCAGGCGCTTGCCACTGAATATAATCTCTCTGTTTCGACGGTAAACACTATTTGCAGTAGAAACAAAAATCAGAATATAACCTCATATTAACAGGCTGCCATTTGGCGGCCTATTTCTTTTTTAGGAGGAAATGAAATGACAGACGACGTACGTAATTTAATTCGATTTGTGGTGGATGGCGATATTCGTAACGCGCAGACTCAGTGCCGAATCATGCTTGAAAAGAATGTACCCGAAAAGGACGCCAGGTTCAAAGAAAACGAACTCAGAAAGTTGAATCTTCTGAAACCGGAACTGATTCAGCTGCCCGCCAACCTGGAAAACCTCTTGATTGCGGAGGATGCCACGAATTTCCCTGAGAGCCGGTTCCTGCTCCGCGAGGAGGAAGAAACAGTCATCAACAAGCTCTTGGCCACCAGAAAAGCAGCTTTAGCCATCAAGGAGCTTGGCATCCACTATACTTGCTCTTTGCTTTTGACGGGCCTTCCTGGTGTTGGTAAGACTGAATTGGCACGCTACATTGCACACAAGGCGAATTTACCGTTTGTTTTCCTGAAATTCTCTGGCCTTGTCAATTCTGCTCTTGGCCGGACACAGCAGAACATCGGCAGAGTGTTCGATTACGCAAAGCGCACGCCTTGTGTTCTTTGTGTTGATGAAATTGATGCCATCGGAATGTGCCGTGGCAGCCGCGATGATGTCGCTGAAATGAGCCGCGTCACCATCGCATTGATGCAGGAACTTGACCGGCTCCCGAATGACGTCATTCTCATTGGCACTACAAACCGCGTCGATAACCTTGACGAAGCCCTCATTCGCCGATTCACTTTCAAACACCGCGTCAAGCCTTTAGGCGACGATGACATGAAAGAACTGTGCAAGAAGTTCCTTGCTTCGGCAGACTATCCCTTCACGGAATCCGAACTCGACGGACTCTGCCATTCGCTGCGTGAACAGCGGACTGCCAGCACCGTTGTCAATGCCTGTACAGAACGTATCGTTGCACATATCGTATCGCAGCTGCCTGAAAATTCGGCAGATGCCGTGTAAAAGTATGATAGCCTGGGAAGAAAGCCCTCGTCAGTTTAAGATGTCCAAGCAACTCGATGAGGGAAAATTCGGAGAAGACTTGGCTCGCAAATTCCTTAACGACCCGATTATCAAAGTGAATCATGGCATTAGCCATTACGATGACGTGACTCAGGATAAATCATATCAAGACAAAGATACCGATTTCATTGTCTGGAAGAAGAATGGTAAGACCTTTGGCCTGGAAGCGAAAGTGGACAGTCACAATACCGGAAATTTCTACCTGGAAACCTCGGTGGACTACTTCTCCATGGTGCCTGACGCTCTGAACGAACAACGGGTGGCGCGGCGGTATCGGGATGGCATCGACCCTTTATGGCACACCCCGGGCTGGGTATACAGGAGTGGTGCGGACCAGATTCTCTATTATTTCAGAACCACGCAGCTGCTTTACATTTTCTCCCGCGTTGATGTCTGGTTCTATGCTGAAAAGCTGATGCGCGGTGGAATCCATCTCGACCCCGGAATCAGAAAGCCAAAAATGTATTCTGCCGAAAATATCAGTGAACGCAATGGTTCCACTCTCTTCTTTGCCAACGGCTTATGCGTGAATGCAGAGCAGACATACAAGGCTTTAGGGGCGCAAAAAAGAGTCATTAAATACCAAGTTGAGAACCCGGATTCAGACGTCCCAACGTTCAACTTTTGCCATTTCAAATTATGAATTTTCCGCTAACAATCGTCAAAAAATCACATTTCAGTCTGACGGAAGAGTATAATTAAAGCATGGAAAGAGAGGACAAAAAATCATGAACCAAATCAACGTTGTGACGATTGGAAAACTCATTGAAGCACATCGAGACGGTGACGAGCAGAAGTTCAAAGCCTACGTCGATTTTATCGCCAAAGCCTATGAAGAACAGGGAAATGACCGTGCCGCTAACATCATCCGCAGCAACTATACGGGTGATTATCGCGAGCAGGGGAAGGTCGTTCTGGATGAAGCAGGCGAACTCTGAGAAAGAAGCCCTGCAACAGCTGAAAAAGAATGGTTGGATTAGTCATGAAGCATAAAATTTCAGAAACCGGCGCTCGGATGCTCAAATATCAGGAGCAGCTTGCCGACGAATACAAGTATAAACCTATCCCGCGAACTTTCTTCAAGGATGTACGAGCGGAGGTCGAAGAAGCGCTGCCGGAATGGTGCAATATGTCCGGCGATACGACCAAACTCGAAACCAGAAGCGGCACGGTCATTGCCAGCGGGTATAACCGAATCGTGATTGGCGACTACGGCGCATTCGTTGAGTTTTCGCGTGCCCAAGCTAATGCACGTCATTTGAAAATCAAAGAGGGGCAGAGCTATCGTATCGAAGACCCGCGCTATGCTGAGCACGTCAAGTATCTTTGGCTCACGGCGGACGATGACTCAGACGTGAAAGTATACGACCAAAAACGCTCGGTTGAGTACGCTGACTACAAGCCGGGGATGCTGTATGTCAGCGTGTACGAGGTGTTTCCAGCGGAAACTGATGCCGGATTATCATGACGAGCACTGTGCTTTCGACAGCAAGCCAATCAAGCGTACACAGTGGGTGCGTTTTCTTGGGAAGGACTAACCATAGGGGCAGGAAGATTCCATTGCCGACCTGTACGCGAAAAGTGGCGCTGTGGTTTCCATGGTAGGTTCGGCTAAAGATTTGCTGACTTTCCTGCAATCTGCCGGAACCACAAGGCATTTTTGATGCGCTTGCCCCAACCACTAGATATAGTGGTATCTTAATGTTTGTTTACAATTTAGACACTATATATTGTGTCTTTTCATTGACCGGATACCACATATATGGTATAATACAATTGTTCTCAGGAAGAGGAACGGCTCCTGAGACATCAAGGTTTTCCTTTCCCCAATCTTGGTCGCATGGCTTCATTTGAGCTGACACAGGTGAAGCGTGAAAATCATCCGTTTCATAGTAATATCCTTCCTTTCATACCTCTTTATTTCCCATTTGGCGCGGGTAACTCCGCGCCAGCCGTCCAAGCAAACAGCCTCCACGCGGCGGACGGTGGGCAACAGATGTTTCCGTGTTCCGGGCATCTGGCTAATGTTTGTATTTGCTGGTTTAGCTCAGCTGGTAGAGCAACTGATTTGTAATCAGTCGGTCATCGGTTCAAGTCCGATTTCCAGCTCCAGACGCTATCCGTTGGATGTATCGAAGTCACATGATACGATGCTATACACAACATCTGGCGGACAGCATGCCACCCATTAAGGCGGCCTCCTCGTGGCGGGTGGCGGACAGCGGCTCTTGCGGCTGCTGACGAATGTCTTAGAAGCATGCAAACGTACGAGCATCCCCGTCAAGTCGGGGCGCATCCAGACGCGACACAGCCGTAAAGGCGAGATTGCTGCACGGCAACTGGTAAGTTTCGCCGCAGTCTCACACACAGCCCAACGACAACCGTTAACCCGATTTGACAGGGAATCAACGACAGGGCTCAAAATTTGAAGTTGACCAACACCCAAGCGCTTTCTTGGATTCTCGCGTATCGTCAACGATGAGGTTCGCAAGATTGTCAGGTGGTGTGAAGATGACATCCGGGGATGACGACCTACTAAACGGATGTCATGGCGGGGCTAAGTGAGGGTTCACCCGCAATCTTATGCAGGTATCGTATAACGGCTAATACTCCGCCCCTCCAAGGCGGAGACGCGGGTTCGACCCCCGCTACTTGCTCCACACGTCGCAGTCACCGTACGCCACGACGTTAAACTTGGTGAGCATGGTCCACTTGTGGCCCGCAGTCCGAATGTCGATGAGACAGCCTCAAAAATAATAGACAAACAGGTGCTGTGCCTGAAAGTATTCGAAAGTCCCGGTGTTAGTCGCGAATAAGACCGGAAAACGGTGAAGAGGGTACAATACAGAATCTATCGGCGTGGCTGCCGAATGGTGCTGGATGCGAGTTGGCTTCTCGCTCAAGGGGTGACCAGCATAAAACACCCTATCGTGCTCGATTAGCTCAGTTGGTAGAGCAGCGCATTCGTAACGCGCAGGTCGGCAGTTCGAACCTGCCATCAAGCCCCATCACCAAATTAAGCGATAATAGGAAGGAGATGAATTCTATGGAACAGGCAATTATCAATGTTGAAGGTACGACTACCATAGAAACCGCTGCAGCAGCAAAAAAGCTGATTGAAATGTTTGGCAACCGGAACATCCGCGCCATCGCTGTCAACCGTGTAAACGACAAGAGCGACGAGGTCATTGTTGAGCTCGATTTCGTACCGGGTTTGGCACCGCATCTGCACGGCTTCACGCTTCAGGTTAATGGCTTGACATGTGGTTATGCTGGTACTGGTCCTTCCAATCTGTATGAAGTCCTGCAGGCGGCTGGCGTGAGTGAAGCTCAGGTAGCACGCGAGGACATCACTCAGAAGAGCACAAAAACCATTCCTCTGCGCCTGGAACGCGCCGTGACTCAGTACGGCGACTTCCAGTTTGCGTAACGCTATTTGGCGGGCTTGACCCGCCATCATGGAGGGATAGCTTAGCTGGATAAAGCACCTGCCGCAAAGCAGGGTATCGATGGTTCGAGGCCATCTCCCTTCTCCATCCAGACACCCTTTCGCTTCCTTTCGCCAAAGGTATCTGGGGTATTGTACTGCATTGCGTGTAGTACGGCCAATCAGGCGCGGAACTCCGAAACCATACCACGAAGAATTTTATCCTCTCCGCGCAGCATGGACATGCGATTTTACGGGGATAAATTCAAACCGAAATTGTGTCGAGTGGCGAAGACGGTTGCGACACTGGCGAAGCACATATCTGCTTCGTCAACCATCCATGAGAAAGCCTCCACGTGGCAGATGGTGGGCAACGCAGCAAAGCTGCGGCTGATTTCTTTCAAACCGGTATCTGAATAAATGCAGATAAATAGACGAAAAAATCAAAAAAGCAAAGGAGTACACAGCATGAGTAATCAGAAAATCATCAAAGCAATCGCAGGGATTGCAGCAGCCGGTATGATGGCAACTTGTCTGCCTGTCGCAGCATTCGCAGCCACCGGCGACACCTATCATTTCTCTTTCAGCAACGGTTCTTCCCAGGACCTGGCTCCGGGCGGCTCTATGACGTTCCCGGCAAGCCAGTATGACTACGGTTACTGGATTACCCTGCAGGGCCACGGCGGCTACACCTACAACTACTATCCCGGCGACACTCTGCCGTACGATGCAGTTGACCAGTGGTTCACCGCTGACGGCATCACTTCCTGCTATGCGGCCGAAGGTAATCCGCGTTCCATCACCATCAACTATCAGATTGACGGCAACACTGTGCTGACCGAAACTGACACCGCCACTTTCCCCGGCAGCGTTGATGGTCAGAGCGTTGAAGCCTGGACCACGGATTCCGGTGATACTTACACCGCATCCAGCAAGAGCCTGAACCATGACCGCCTGTTCTACTTCCTGGGCGACGACATCCACGACAACGTCCTGACCCTGAAAGCCACTTCTGCATCCACTCCCGATGACGGCAAGGATGACAACAAGGGCGATGACAAGGGCGATGTCACCAACCCCGACGATAAGGGCGACAACAAGGGCGACAGCGGCACCACCACTCCCGATGACAAGGGCGACGTAGTGGCCCCCGATAAGGACAACACCGGTAAGGACAACACTTCTACCGGCTCCAACAAGGGCAACGGTACTACCACCACTACTCCGACCGCTCCTCGCAAGAACGTTGAAGTCTCTGAGCACGGTGAAATTGCCGCCGCTATTGCCAATGGCACCTGGGGCAATGAGTACACCGTCTGCACCAGCTGTGGCTATCACAACTGGACCCGCAAGGGTAACGTTTACGTCTGTGACCATTGTGGTCACGAAGTCCTGACTGTCAAGGGCGCTGATGGCGTCAAGGGTTATGCTGGCACTCTGGCTGGCAATGAACCCCAGTACGCTTCTACCTCTGAAGCTCAGGCTGCTGCTGAAAAGCGTGAAGCCGCTTATGCCGCTTCCATCGCTGCTCTGCAGGCACAGGTTGCCGCTCGTGAAGCTGCTTATGCCGCTTCCCTGGGCATCCACTAATTTGCCATCCTCTAACTAACGGTAATCGATAGTTTTTTTCCTTGCTGTGGGGCGGGATTTCGGTCCCGCCCCATCCTTTTGTGGTCAGATGTCCGAGTGGTTTAAGGAACTGGTCTTGAAAACCAGCGACGCCGCAAACGTCCGTGGGTTCGAATCCCACTCTGGCCGCCATGTTTGCCGGGACTTCCCGGCTTTTTTGTTTTTGTGAGCAATACAAGGCAACAGATTGCTATATCGAATAGGGTTATAATTGAGAGCCAGAAAACCTGCAGGCTTGCCTGTGGGATGAATGGCTCTTTTTGATTTTTTGTAAAATATTCGTTGAGCAGTTTGACTGACGGCACAGAATACATACATAATATATGTATGAGGTGATATAGTTGGCAAAAAAATCAAGCGTACAAGTGAACATTACGATTCCTTTAGAGTGGAAGCAGTCTGACATTGAGATGGTTGCCAAAGCCAGAGCTTGGGCTGTTAAGGCTCATGCTGGGCAAAAAGACAAGGCTGGGAAGGATTACTTCAAAGCGCACGTTACGGTTGTAGCAGAAGGCGTAAAAGGTGACCCAATAGCCGAGGCTGTGGCATTTCTGCATGATACAGTCGAAGATACGTCCGTTACAATAGAAGACATCAGAACGGGGTTTCCAAAAGAGGTTGCTGACGCTGTGAGTACGTTGACCCATAGCAAGGGTATATCGTATGCTGAATATCTTTGGTATATTCAGCAAAATTCGATTGCTGTCAAAGTAAAGCTCTCGGACCTGCGCAGCAATATGGACTTAACCAGGCTCCCTCACACTCCAACTGAAAGGGACTTGGAAAGAACCAGAAAATACAAGCGGGCATATACGATACTGTCATCAAGAGAAGGTATAAGCGCAGTTAATCCGTATGCACTGTACGACTACTTGCTGGCAAACAACTGGAGCGTCAAAAGGAAAAGCACGAGGACTCCCGTTCTGGAAACAACGGATGGTTCTGCTGAAATCAAGGTGCCCATCGACCTGGCTATGGCTGACTATGAGTCCAGGATGGCTGAGGCTTTAAGCGAGTTGTGTTCGTGTGAGGGCATACCGTTCTCGAATGCAATAGCGCGGATTGCTGCTTGGAGACCGGTCAAACAATGAGCGCGGGCCTGCCATTATTTTTACGAAAAGCCTTGACTTTGGCTTTTACATATTGTATAATTAAGACGCTGAATTTGATGAAAGGAAAACTGCACGATGTTTGCTGCTATGATGAACAAACAGAATAAATTGCAAAAGCTGTGGGGCAATTGGAATCTCTTCGGCTGTTTTGTGTTGTCTGTTTGTGCAAATCATAGTGCAGTGATGGTTGAATAAAATCATCCAAGTATCGGTTGTTTTCCATACTCTGCACGATATGAGCACCTGTCAGACGCACAACGCCTGATGGGTGCTTTTTTGATGCAGAAAATCAGAATCAGGTTACTCTAATGCCGCTGGAGTGAATTCCAGCCAGGCTTATTAAAGTGTATGCTATTATACATAATGTATATTCGAGGATTCGCCAAACGGTAAGGCATCAGGCTTTGACCCTGACAACGGTTGTTCGACTCGACCATTCTCGGCCAACGCTCACTTTCATGCGCATCGGAAGTGAGATTCTTCAAGGCTGTGTTCCCATAAGCAAGGCACGGAAGATGCGCGACAAGTGCTCGTAACTCAATCGGTAGAGTACCCGACTTTTAATCGGGGCGTTCGGGATTCGATTTCCCGCGAGCGCACCATGCCCGGCAGAGCATTATCTGCCACTTTTGTGGGTGTATAGCTCAGTAGGCAGAGCGGCGGACCGTTAATCCGTTTGTCGCAGGTTCAAATCCTGCTACGCCCGCCATAAGCTCCTCTGGTGAAATTGGCAGACACAGTGCGCTCAAACCGCACCGTTTTGAGGGTTCGAATCCCTCGGGGAGTACCATGTCCGGCAGTACAACAACTGCCATTTATGGGTTGTTAGCTCAGCTGGTAGAGCAACGGACCGTTAATCCGTGGGCCGCAGGTTCAAACCCTGTACAACCCGCCATATGCTCCAGTGGCGAAACTGGCAAACGCGGCGGCTTTAAGTCCCGTTTTACTCTGGGTTCGACTCCCAGCTGGAGTATCTATATAGGGGTGTAGCTCAAGTGGTAGAGCAGCGGTCTCCAAAACCGCTTGTTGCATGTTCGAGTCGTGTTACCCCTGCCACAATAAGAAAAGCCGTCCTCGCATAAGAGGCGGCTTTTTGTTTTGGAGAGTACACAGACCAAAAAACTAAACCACAAGTTGATTGCGAACTTGCGAAAACATGGTATAATAATATCAGAACGAAACGAAAGGAGATACCCCAAAATGCTGTGCAACACTGTTAATGTCATGTCGTATGAGTATAGTTACGAATATTCTGAGTTCATGTCCTTTGAACGCAGTTTTATTTCTCATACTCCTCGACAGGCAAAAACAGACCATGTACAGATGCGGTGCGTCTTCTAAGCGATAACTGCATGTCATAGCTGCTTGTCGAGATTTCGGCAGGCAGCTTTTTTGTTGCCTGCAATACAGAAAGGCAGCAAGAAAAATGAACGTTCCTACTATTGATATCCAGCAGACAGGTGCCAATATCAAGGCCCTGCGAAAGGCAGCAGGCATAAAGGTGAAGGATGTAGCAGACATGCTCGGTGTGTCTCCGCAGGCGGTTGCTAAATGGCAAGCCGGAACCGCGCTTCCCACCATCGATAACCTTGTGATATTAGCAGCAATGCTCGATACGAAAATTGATGACATCCTTGTCATCGCATAAACCCTCGCCGCAGGATTGCGGCTATATATGGCCCGTTGGACGAATTGGTAGAGTTGCCGCCCTTTCACGGCGGAGGTTATTGTGGGTTCGAAACCCACACGGGTCACCATGCTTCTGTAGCTCAGTTGGTAGAGCAGTGGTCTGAAGAACCGCGTGCAGTTGGTTCAATTCCAACCGGAAGCACCACATGTGTCGGTATGCAAGTGGATAAAGCAGGCAGTCTGTAAAACTGTTCCGTTACGGTTCGCTGGTTCGAATCCAGTCCGACACACCAATATGGCCCCTTCGACAAATTGGTCCAAGTCACCACGCTTTCACCGTGGAGTTAGCAGTTCGAGTCTGCTAGGGGTCACTACGTCGCACCTACGTTAAAAGGTGCATTATGCAGAGGTCGCCTAACGGTAGGGCAGCAGCTTGCTAAGCTGCCGTCGCGGAAATCGCGGCATGTGAGTTCGAATCTCACCCTCTGCGCCATCTGCTTGCTTGTTCGAGTGGTTGATGAAATCGGTCCAGAAAACCGACGATGGGAGACTGTCCGAAGGTTCGAATCCTTCAGCAAGCGCCACTGCCCTCATTCTGTGCGGTATCCGTGCAGGTGAGGGCTTTTTCTTTTGCTTTTCGCTTCGAATTTCGGACTCGAATGGCGTTAATGGTCGGATATTCTTGATTATACATGCCTTTGCTGTATGGCAAATAGCTCCAAACAGTATTGGTTTTTACACCCAATTCTTCTGCAATTTCAGGAACTGACATACCGTTCGCACGCAGCTTCCCGATTTTTTCTGATGTTTCATCTGACCAGGCCACGGCCGTAATCAGTATTTTGCGCACTTTCTGCAATGAAATGCCTGCACGTTTGGCAATGGTTCTTCTAGGTATACCTTGCTCATGGAGCCGGAGAACCGTCTGCATTGTCGCGTCCATCTTATCAGTACCTCGCCGTTATCGATTTTTGTATTGCCCTAATTGTTGTACTTTAATCATACAGCAAAGCAACAAAATTGTCCAGGAAGCAAAAGTGCCTTCATTTGCCACTAATTCATCTATGAAATTTGAAGGCAGAGTACCCCGTCTATAGCCGTTGGGCTTAGGCGGGGGAGAATGTCAATTGCAAAAGAATGTGTATAAACTGTTACCATTTAACGCTTTCCGTTGTGAGAAATTGCGAATCGCGGTATAATGAAAGGGTAAAAAGTGAAAGGATTTTTGCCGTATGTACATTGATTTCACGAGCAAGCAGTACTTCTTCATTCTGCACGCTCTTGCTGTTATGATAACGTTTTATAGCAACGATTTTTCCTCTATCTGCAAAGAGGTTGGAGAGGCTTATGGAACAAGCGAAGCAGACATTGCAAGTGCTTGCGCTGCTCTGACAGCTGTGAACGTAACGGCACCTGTCAAAAGTTTATCTAACAAGTGCAGCGACATTCTGGAAGATATACTGCATCATGCACGAGAACTGCCGGGAAAGGACGCTCCATATAAATACAGTGTTAGCTTAGATGTCTCTTCCTGGAAAGTAGTTGCTGATGCACTGGATACATACTCACGTATTTTGATGGGGCAATTTGGCGTCATTTATGAAGCCCTCGATATTTCTGGTAACGATGAGCAGCACTTCCAGGCGTATCATGATGCACGCTGGAATGGGGTGGGGGTCCTCGAAGCCCGTGACCTTCTGATTCCACAGCTCAAAAAGATAAGGCTTGGTTGGAATGGGAACTTTGGTATTTCAAATTCAGGACTTGCCTACAACAGCAAACTGGCATACGAGATTCTTAAAACCATTCGATATGCGACAGAGAAACGAGATAGCTCCGTTCTGAAAGTGACAAACGAGCCGCTGCCGCGTGCTGAAGGTTCTTTCCCAATTAGAGCACTGTAATTAGATTGGAGGCTTCCAGGGTGGGCGACCACATCATTTCTTTCTTAGACATCTGCGCCATGCGCGGTCAGTTGGTTTTGGCAAAAGCACCGTCCATTCCGGCTATCGATAATAAAACCGTGTATTGTACCGGAGCTCACAAGCGAGGAGCGGACCGCTGCATTGTCCTTGACGGCGAGGAGTACAGCCAGATTCTTTTTGTTAACGGAACAATAAAACTGTATTGGCAGTGAGGTATCATTGTCAACAACCCCGCCTAAACCGGCTCGCCGGTTATAGACGGGGCTTGCGGGGCAACCCGTAAGCCCGGTTGATTAGCCTAAGTCTGCTGCTCCGGCGGCAGGAAACTACGTTGTGTACTAATAATATAGGCACCTTACTCATGCTCCACAAGTGGTGAGCTCTGCGGATGTTTGTTAAAAATCTCTGAGGGTAGGAGACGTGCAAACATCATACCGAAAGGTAAAACAGTACAACAACATTGGCGATGTGGACCACGGGGCGCAAGCCCTGACTTATCGATTCATTATTTACGAAAGGAGTACCTTGCATGAGCACTTGCGTTTGTGTTCTTAGCAACAACGGTGAACGCTTAATGCCCACCATCCGTCTTGGCAAGGTGCGCCATCTTTTGAAAGACGGAAAAGCAAAAATCATTAAGCATCATCCCTTTACTATCCAACTGCTGTATGACAGCAAAACAAACACACAACCCATCGAAATCTGCGAAGATGTGGGCTACAACTACATCGGCATCAGCGTAAAAAGCGAATCTCACGAATATGTGTCTGCCCAGTATGATACATTGCAAGATGAGAAGGAACATCACGATGATTGCCGCAAGTATCGCCGTACACGCAGAAACAGACTGCGTTACCGTAAACCGCGCTTCGATAACCGCAAACGTGATGATGGTTGGCTTGCGCCCTCTCTTGAACACAAGAAAGAACTCAACGTCAATGTCATCAAGATGTATTGCGAAGTAATGCCTATTACGCATGCAATTGTTGAGGTTGGTTCTTTCGATACGATGCTTGTAAAAGCAATCGAGGAAGGCAAAGCCACACCAGAAAGCGCAGATTATCAAAAAGGTCCCCGCTACAAGTTGGCAACTTTGCGGGAGGCGGTATTCTATCGGGATAACTACACTTGCCAGGTTTGTGGGCGCAAAGCTAATGAAGGTGCAATTTTGCACGTGCATCACATGTTTTATTGGAAAGGTCGCCATGGCAATAGTCTCAGCGAGCTTATAACAGTATGCGAGAAGTGCCATACACCAGCTAACCATCAAAAAGGCGGCAAGCTCTACGGATTTGGTGAAGATATAAAGTTCGCCAATCTTTCTGGTGCGGCGTTCATGAACACCGTGCGCTGGCAAATCGTTAATGTACTTAACGCTGCTTTTGGAAAGCCGTTCGTCACATTCACTTATGGTGCGATGACCAAAGAAAAGCGGATTGCTCTTCATCTTGAAAAGAGTCATAACAACGATGCGTATGCAATGGGCAGCTTTCATCCAGTTAACCGCTGCGCGTTTGAACATTATGAAAAGGTGAAACGCAATAACCGCATTCTCGAAAAGTTTTATGACTCGCAGTACATTGACATTCGTACAGGAGAAATAGCTACCGGAAAAGAACTCTTCAACGGTAGAATCAGCCGCAGCCATAAAAAGGATTCCGAAAACCTGCACAAGTACCGTGGAAAGAGGATTTGTAAAGGGCACCGCGCTCTACGCCGAAAAAAGGTGGCCCTCAATCCCGGAGATTTAGTTTCTCTCAACGGAGAAATTCTTGTTGTCCATGGCACTCATACCAAAAAGAATGGTTCTGTAAACGTGGAATTCAAAACTCCATCGAGAGGTGGTAAAAAATCCGCAAGCCTTAAAAAGCTGAAAATTGTTAAAACGTCAAACCTCATGCATTCTGCGTGGACTAAAGTAGCTTAAAAAACTAAAGAAAGGAGACACGGGGTATTTGGACTTACTAAGTGTGCCTCAAATGTACTCTTAGTCAACGCATTCCTCACCGCCTAAGTCGTAAGCGACTATAGACGGTGTACCCTGCGCACAAATTTTATGGAATTCGAAAAGCCAATCAAGCGCCCTATATCGTTAAAGGCTTTCGCCTCTGGGATAAGGTGCTCTATAACGGGTAGGAATGTTTTATTTCGGGACGCAGGACATCGGGATATTTCGCTTTAAGAAAATTCGATGGTACAACCATTACGAATAGCATTTCATTTAAAAAACTGCGACTATTAGAGCCTGCAACAAACTATTTAATCGAAAGGAAGTGAATGGGCAAATCCTCCCACGACTGAAGTCGCGGGTATCCTTGCCATGATTGATGATGCCCCTGAAAAACACAAATCTAAGGGCTGGACCAACGCGATGCCAAAAACAAACGAAGTTAAAAAGCCACTTGCACAAATGTGCGAACCGCCTAAAATAATAATTGCATAACAGATACCATCACTTACCTCCTAATTGAACATTAAATTAACAATCTGTCATGCACAAGTAAGCAGACTCTCTTTTGAGGGCCTGCTTCTTTTTTGTATGTATTGATTAGAAACAAAAATATTTCAGAAAGGATGAATACTATGACCACAAATACCAAGAACAGCTTTACCAGGTTCGCGGCTGCCGCAAAAGATTGCTTCTATGTGAATTCTTTTCGCGCAGACTTAGTTCAGTGCGACAGGGCCTTGAAAATGGACGGCGAGATGCACGTCGAAGCGGAATGCTGGATGAACATTTTGGATGCCCTGGACGATAACGACATCAAGATGTATGTCGATAACGAATACCGTCCCGGACTTTTGAACCCGTTCCATAAATGGTGACGCTCCAAAAACAAGTCAATAACCCACGACTAAAGTCGTGGGCTTGTGTCAGTAAGGAATCCCACCAAAAATAAAAAATACCCGAAGTGTGAAAGGAGCATAACAATGCTTAATTCAAACATCAATAAAGCCCTTGAAATCAACTCGAATAAAGCCGTTCTTCTCAGCATCAAGAAGCAATGGCTTGAAAAAATTCTGAGCGGAGAAAAGACTGTTGAGGTCCGAAAAACTATGCCGTGGGAAATTAGCTATCCTTTTGTAGTATTTTGCTACGAAACCAAAGCTAACGGTGGTGCTGGAAAAGTGACTGCCGCATTTGTTTGCCGTGACATCAATACACTCGATTGCCTGCGTGAGCTTCCGGCATATGCTATTGGCACGGAAGTGACCGAAAAGACCGCTCAATTCGTGAAGGACAGCTGCCTTACCGCAAATGAGCTGATTGCATACGGCAATAAGTCCGGCACTCTTTATTGCTGGAACGTTTCTGATGTCCAATCTATGGATATGTCGCTGCGAGAGCTCGGCGTTAAGCGAGCACCACAGTCCTGGATGTATCTGCGGATTCCTGATAACAAGACGTTCTGAACGATGTCTGTTTGGGCTGGCTACGTGTACAAGCCAAACAAAATATCAACTACACGATAAAAACACACTCGAATGAATGATTCATCGTGCGAACAACGCAGACTCTCGATTCTTGAGGGCCTGCTATTTTTTTATTTCAGGAGGAAACATCAATGATTCTTTATCATATCATGGCAGACACCGGATGCCTGCCGGACGATGTTGTTCCGCAGATACCAACGAATCGGATGAAAGGGGAGGACCAGGAAATCCCAAGAATTTGTCTTGGGCATACCCTTGACGACTGCCTGACCAGCATCGGCATTGCGCATTTTGTCTCAAAATTCCTGCTCGCTGAGCTGCGTCAGAGCAAAAAATACTCCAAGAACATGCCGTTACCGTTCATTGTCCGAATGTACAACATCAAGGACGAAGACCCGAATCTCTTAACTGAGGAAGAAACACAGAAATATGTGGCGGATTCTGTCGTGACCAGTGAATGCTGGCTCACAAGATACGAGAAGCCTGTCAAAGTCCAAAAGCTCTGGCTTGTGGGTGGTGAAGTTGTTCTTTGGCCCTATATCGTTGACGGCGTCGTGTACGATTACCCAATCGTCCGTAACTCAATTTGGGCAGACAGCAAAACCTTGCCGGACCCGGAATTTCAGAATCAAATCATGGATATCACTCAGAAATGGCTTAACGAAGCCTGAAAAAGAAGCACATCAAAAGCTCTTGCACATCCTTGCGAATTCCATAGTATTAAAGTTGTACGACAGATAACATCTACTTTGCACACCGCGTGCTCGTACAATTCATAATTCTGTTCTCATTCAAGGCAGACTCATCTTCATGATGGGCCTGCCTTTTTTTGTTTACAGAAAAAGGAGGAATTCAAAACAAACCACAAATCTCAAATCACAATCTTCCGCTACAAGGAAAAGACACAAAAAAGGAGTCACAAAATGAAAGTCGAAAAGAATAATAACAGCATTTTTCGGAACAAGCATGTCCTGGTTGTCGTCGCGGTGATGTGTATTTTTACCATCATCGCCTGCATGGGTTTTATGCTTTCTGTTCCTGCACACGCAGAGGAAAACATAGCTCCCAAAACCGAACCTATCGCTTTTTCCACTCCCATTGAAACGGTGAATGAGCTCGATAAAGCGTTCCCGATAACGGAAACTTCCGAAGAAGCACAGGAGGAAATTACAACTGCTGAGGTCGAATCTTCCGATGCTGCAGAACCGGAACCACGGATTGAGACCGCAGAAGCAGCCATCGAAGAAGCTGAACCGAAACCCGAAACAATTCCAGATAATCTCAACGACAATGAGCTTGAAATCTACACAGCTCTGCGGTCCGCTGGCCTTTCAAAGGCCGGTACTGCCGCAGTGATGGGCTGCATGTCGATGGAAAGCGGTCTTAAAGCCTCGGCCGAAAACCCTTCGGATGGCGGCTATGGACTCCTGCAATGGACTTATAGCCGAAAGACAGACCTTTTCAACTGGTGTTATGGCAATGGCTATGACCCCAACACCGTTACGGGACAGGTGATGTTCTTCGTGTATGAGCTCAATAGCACATACAGCAAAGCCGCCAAATACTCATATCCGGTGTACGAAACTCTCACTACAAGCGACAGCCTGGAAGATTGCCTTTCGATGTTCTTCTCCCATATGGAAGCAGGAACCAACGTGATAATCTCTTCCCGCAAAGTCTATGCAGGAGGGCTGACCACGTTAGACCTGTACCGCAAACGCTTAACTGCCGCTTACAAATACTTCATTTGAATTAGGAGGAAATCACAATGAAAGCAACCGTTTATCTGTCCCGAAAACTCTTGAACCAGTTAAAGGTAAAAGAAACCGAAAGCAAAGACCTTATGCTAACCCATAACCTACACAACATCATCATCAACGGTAAGCGTGTTGGCTGCTCTGGCCACATTCAGAACGTTCTCAACAATAAGTGCGTTTACGTCAGCACCGAAAAGAGTTGCTATCAGCCCTTGTCTGACAAGAACCTGGTTCGCTATGCCGCCAGTATGAAAGATTACTCCTCTGTATCGCTCGGTGCAAAAGGACGTAATCAGTTCGTGACCAATGATGAGTTGGTTGGAAAAATCATTGATATGCTCCGATAAGGACATAAACAGAAAGAGAAAAAGCTCATGAAAACCGGTATCAAGAATCAGATAGTAATAGTATCTGCTGTGGCAGCTGTTCTGCTCATTGTTATGAGCGTCTGTGCAATTGCGGAGAACATTACCTTTGAGAAGGTTGCTGCTCTCGCTGCAAGCGCACTTGCCTTGAACAAATGCTGCGGCATCCTGTTAAACTAAGGAGAAAAAATCATGAAGAATAAATACAAAGTTGTTGCCTTGGTTCCTTTGGAGTTCTCTGTTGAGGGAAGCTCCGATTCCAAAGAGGCAATCGAATCCGTCAAAAACATTTTCGAAGCGTGTCGGAATGATAACGACTGCGCGGACATCGTTTTTGATGGCATCGAAGAGTCACTTCGTCACGACAGTATCGAGTACAAAGTTGAAGCCGCCCAGCCTGAACCTGAGGTGAAGGCAAATTCCGATATCCGTTCTGTTGCCTCCGATATCTGCGACGTCTTCGAGAACTATCTCGACGAAAACGGTGTCTATATTGTGTGTGACGATGCAGACGAAGAGCAAGACCGAAAAGCAAACGAAAGCGGCGCGATGTTGTATGGCATGGAATATTGGCATCTTGTCGAAGATGTCGAGTTCCGTGTGAATCATATAAATGCACAATACAAGCTGTTCACCGTCTTTGATATTATGGAGGCATTTGATAAACTTCTCATTTCCAAAAAGCTTGGTGACTTTGTACCGAGCGGCGAAAATCGTTACCGTTTGTATGCAAAAATCCTGAGCTGTCTGCGTTCTATCAGGGAGAAATTGTAATGAAAGGCTGGAACAGTTCTAAGCACCCCATTCTCACCGCAAACCAGATGCCTGCGCCGATTCATTGGAACCCAATGAACGAGGATTGGAAAATGCGGCTTACCAAAAGCCAGATTTACAACACCTCTTCTGGTTTCGATACTCAAACGCTCGATGCTATGAAGAAGCTGCATGACAAAATCCTCACATTTGGCGGGGATGAAGTCTGCATGACGGAATTTGACGAAGACGCCCCAAAAATCCTCAAACGCGGCCGGTTCTTTTACGGCAGCAGCTATATGAGGAAAGGCCAGGATTGCCAGTGCCATTACAATTCTGCACGGCTTTGGTATAAAAACAAAGACCGGTGCTTTATTGCAACGGGCTATGCTCTTTCCGAAGACGGGCTCTGGCGCTGTCATTCCTGGGCCGTTCAGCCAATGGCACGCACCGTTCGCGTGTGGGAAACCACCGTCAAGCGTGTTGCCTATTTTGGCGTGGTTTTGACCAGCGAGGAATGCGAAGACTTTGTCGAGAACAACACATAACAATTGAGGAGGTTACCCAACATGGGTGAACAACTACATTTCAGTATGGATGGTGAGTTCCTCACCGCCATTGCACGTGACTGGTTCTGGAATATGGACAAGCCGTATAAAAAGTGTGAGGAGCTGCTGCTCTCCTGCATGATGGGTGGCAACGAGGAAGAAAAAAGGCATGTTTGCCAGGACATTATCGAAGGCCGGAAAAAACTTGTTGGTGTCAATGAGTTTGAACTTGTCGATGACAATGTTCATGTTCGTTCCCTCGGGCAGAAGGTTGAGGAGCTTCAACACAAGATGCTGGTCAATCAAATTCGTGAGGATATGATTGCACATCCGCTCAATTATGTTGACCGCTTTGCTATGACTGATAGCTATGAAACGCTCTGCACCAATGCAAAACATCATTATATCGATTGCAGCTATGACGGTATCAAGTGCTTCCTCTATGGGAAAACGGGTTATTCTGATGCATTCAACAACGGTGCATGGCTTTTTACCCACCCAGACCTTGTTGCAGAATTCAATGGCGAACCGCTTCCTGAGCAGGAATCCAACCCGGAATTCTACAAAACCGATTTTTGGACCAAGCTTGCCTCTTGGATTGAAGCAAACATGAAAGGCACATCCGTTGAACGCCGTCAGCGACTGTACAACAGCTATATCAGTGATAGACCCATTCAGCATCAGCTGACCGAATATGGTCTGATTGCTCCCGATGGCACCTGGTATGCCTGCGAGTTTGGCGAGCACGCTGCCCTGGCTGGCCGCATCATCATGCGCAATCGAGAAACGTTTGGTCTTTCTGACCATGAAGTTCTCAATATGGCGTATGACTGGAGCGGCAAGGGTCTCGATTTCCTATATAAACGCGGTTGGATTGCCATTCGTAATCCTTCGATGGGCAATACATTCCTCGATATGGATGAGACCAAAACCGCAACAAAAGCTCAAGTAAATACCATTTTTGACTATATTTCTAAATTCAACCGCTATGACATGAATGTTTCCAAGGTCATGGCTGACTAAAAAAGGAGATTTTTATTATGACTTCCAATATGACTATGACCGCTATTTCCATCTGTAATTTTCTGAAACTCATCGTGAAAAGCACGGTTGAGCATTACACCGAGGATTTCAAGCTGGACATAAAGATTTTTAAGCGCTATGCAAAAGAAGCGCAGGAAACTGGAAAGCCCGTATCGATGCTCTGGTTCTGCCGCTCTTGTGGAACGTATCTCTGCCCTGAGGAAGATGCGTACAAGAAAGATACTCCCATGTTCATCACGTTCAAATACTATGATGAGCAGGAAGAGGAAGAAGCCCGGACCATTAAGGCTTTTCTGGTCACTGTGACAGGGATGGAAGGACAAAAGCCAGTTGGCTATATCACTCCCATCAACTATGCGGATGAATGTGACCGCATTCGCCGTTACGCAGTACCTGCCGAAAAGGTCGAGCTTGTCTATGATAAAGGTTCCCTTGTCCAGAACAATGGCAACTATACGATTCTGAAGCATCCCAAGCTTGGTACACTTCAGAAAACGAAATTCTTGGCCGATGACCCTGACGCGCTTGATTATGCGCTGCATATGGCTCGCAATGAGAGAAAGGCAGGGTGACAGCCATGAAAACGATGGTTACATTGACTCACGAAGAAGCCCAAAGCTATTTGGCGTACGCTCTGATTTGCGAAACGATGGAAGGAGCCTTTTGGAATTCCGGACGCCGTCGTAGACTATACAGCAAGACGTTTACCGAAGCCGAACAGAGGCAGATTCCCCGCATCAAAGCCACTGCTCACAAATGGTGTTTGGTTACTGGTGTTCCTGAAAAGGTACGCATGAGGTACAGCACCTATTTGCTGTGGCAGAAACTCGCGATGTTCTGCGCTGAAATTTAATTTTTCATTACCGTTGCCCATTTGGGTGGCGGTTTTTTGTTGCGGATTTATGCGAACGGCCTATAATCAAAAATGTACGATAGATAACAGTTATCGAAAAGGCACCCTGCCCTTCGCACACTTAACAATGCGCTTTAGGCGAACTTCCCGTTTGGGTGGTTCGCCTTTTTGCGTATAAAAGAAAGGAAATAATTAAAATGAATGAGTACGAAGCAACAATACAAATCAACCCAACCGACGATATCAAGTTCATACTTGAGGAGCCCGGCTGCTATGAGTCTGAAATTGAAATGATGAAGGCCGGTGGCACCTATGATGCGTTTGTCAAGCGTGTCTATGATGCCATCGACTGGTCTCATCTGTTTGAGCGTATTGCTCAGATGGAAAACGAAGCCATCACGGCAGCTATCGACAAATTGTCTGACAGCATGATTTGATTGTTAGGAGGTAAATACTATGTACATTCTCATTAAAAACCAGGAAGGCGAAAACATGAATCTGCTTTCCCAGAACACCGATTTCAACGCCCTGCTGGCAGCCATGAAAGCTGACATTGAGGCAGAGTACGAAAAGGCAACAGGTTATGCGATTGACCTTGACGAGGATTCCGGCAGCGATTATGAAGTCGGTATCAACGTTGAGGACAGTGCAGCAGACGGTTTCTGCCTTGCGTCCGGGTATATGTACGGCGCAGACAGCAACTTTGACTGGGGCATTTTCAAAGTAAAGTCTCAGAAAAACAATGTTGCAGCGAAACCCTACATTGGCTTGGATATGAACAAGTTCTTTCGGCAGAAAATGCTGCTGATTGACCTCTCGGCAAAGGTAAAGGACCTCGGCTATGACCATCTGGCCGATGAGCTTTGGGGCGCAATCGGTGTCTTCGACGCTGTACAGGATTCAGCTGAAGGAGACGGTGTTTTCACTGCTCCGGAAGCGGATGAAAAAACCGGTCTGTTCCTTGACGATTTTTATAACGACGTTCTGGAAAAGATTCTGAACGCCGACAAGAAAAAGGAGGAAAAGTAAGCCATGAGACTCTACATCCAAGGCGAACACGGTAAGCTCCTAACTTTCACCCCGGAAGAAATCAAGAAAAAGCTCGGTATTCCATTCGATATCGCTGCTCTTGGCATCGAGGTAGATGATGGCGACACCACCATCAGGGCTCAGTCATACCCCAAATTGGATTATCAGAACGGGAACCCGCCCATCGACCTCTGCGTCAATGAAATGCAGGTTGGCTCACTGGCTATGCCGACGTCCGACATTCCGGCTCCTGTCATTTATCTCTATGATGAACAGGGGCAGGATGAATCGGATTGGTTTGCATGTACCAGCTTTGCACCCCGTGCATCTGGTGACGAAAGTTCTCACGTCGTCTTCTGTGACATGAGTTTTGGCAATGCGTTTGCTACCACAGACGTTTTTGTGAACCCGCGCACGGGAATTCCTTTCGTGCAGTGTTCCACTGAGAATCAACTTTCTGATTTCAGAAAAGCTGATTCCCATGAATAATATCTGACTCGTATCTTTGCGGTCGTTCCTTTTGGAGCGGCCGCTTTTTTGTTTTTTAGTTTTGTTGCACAAATGTGCGGCTCTCTTAAAATAGAAATTAGGGAGGTGCTGTTTTGAAAATTCAGAGAATCGTGCCTGCAACTGCTCATTCTATGAGGGATGCTTTGCCACTTGGCACTATCCTGACGGTGAAAAATGTTGCAGACCAGAAATATATTGTAGTGGGTTACGATACCAGTGCTGTTCCACACAACTACTACGCGGTTCCCTGGCCGCAGGGGTACATGGGTGAAGAAAATATGTACTTGGTAGGATTTGATGATATTGCGAAAGTTCTGTGTCGCGGCGGAATCAATGAGGAATCCAGAGTTTTCTTGCAGGCACTGGATGATGTGTTGAACGGGAGGTGACACGGTGACGGTAAAAGAGCTGAAGCATATGCTTGAGAACGCGGACGACAATGCTATCGTCGTTGTGCGAAATAACTGGGCTCCGGCGGAATTCCTGAATACCTCTGCTCGGAAGATGGTGCTTGTGAAAGCAAATGGCAAGCTCATGACGCCGAAATGGGCCGAGGCGAGCGGGTATATCTGCGAAGGCCCTGCTATATCGGCAATTTTATTCGATTGAGGTGAGAAAAATCATGCCCGATAAAAAAGTGGCCACGCAGGCATCTGATGGACCCTGGGAACGCGAAACCATCATCACATTCAATGATGCGGAGAAGAAAGCATCCTACTACACCTGCAACAAAGCTCGTATGGAACAGCTAAAAGAGCTTGCCAAAGAGTACCCTGATGCTGTTAAAATCACGCGGGATGAGGACTGGTGTATGGAGGCAGATATGCCCAAGAAATGGGTCAAAATCAAGCCGCCTCGCAAGCTGACCGAAGAGCAATATGCGGAACTGGTCAGACGCGGCAAAGAACTTGCAGAGCGGCAGCGACAGGCAAAGAACTTAGTGAAGGAATAATCCGGCTTCATATGCCGGAAGAGGAGGATATAAAATGTATAATTCTTACAGCGCATTGAATCTTTTGGGCGGAATGCTCTACACGGTGATTCTTTTGGTAGTGGCGTATTTTGTGCTCAAAATCGTCGCCAATTGGAAAATTTTTGAGAAGGCCGGGCAGCCTGGTTGGGCATCCATCGTCCCGTTCTACAGCAACTACATCGAATTCAACATTTACTGGGGGAACGGCTGGTTGTTTCTGATTCCGGTCTTGCTGAGCCTTTTGTCTGGCATCCCGCTGCTCGGCAATCTGTTCCTGGTTGTTGCCCTCATCATCGGTGCTATTACCAACTACAAGAAAGCTGTTGCGTTCGGTGAAGGTATTGGTTTCACGATTGGTCTTTGCCTTCTGAATCCGGTGTTCAACATGATTCTTGCTTTCGGCCATTATGAGTATCACGGTATCCCGCAGGATGGCTATTCCTATTCTCAGCTCAAGACCAAATATGAGGAAAAGAAAGCCGAACAGCAGAACAACCCCGGTACTGTTCAGTATCAGGCTCCCGAAACTCCCAAAGAGCCGAGCCAGAATGTTCAGTATCAGACTCCGAATGCTCCTGCTGAAGTCAAAACCCAGCCGACTCAGCAGAATCAAAATCAGGACAATGGCTGATATTATCTGGGTCGTTGTGTTTCTCTGCGTTCTCATCGCGTCCTGCTTTGGAATGTACTATTTCCAGGGTGAGAACAAACAAAAATTTGTGTTTTGCTTTTTGCTGGTGGCACTATCTTTTGGAGTCCTTGCGTTTCGGCTTCTGGATATTGCGTATACGGTGATTAACGCAGCAATCAAAGCCGCATAATGACCTTTTTTGCGATTCTCAAGCTGTTCTTTTGGCAGACCTTCCAATCGAGGGCCTGCCTTTTTTTTAATGTCGTCAGGAGGAAAAAACTATGAAAATCCGATTCTATACAACCAACAAGGAAGCTATTGTATTCGACCTTGAGGATATTTTGAAGCAGCTCAACATTGAAGAGCAGGTAGCCACTGTCGGCCTTGTCATTGAAAAAGACGAGGCCGAGGTTGAGGCAATCGCTCAGACAATACAAGACGATTATCCGAACATGTACCTTCAGGCAAAAGAATACGGGCGAAATCTGACCTTGGCTTGTGCGGAGCTTCCGAACCCTACTAACCCGGATATTGTAACCTACCTCTATGCGGGCGATGATGCTACGGAAACTGACAGTTGGATTGCGAAAGTGAACAACACAATTCGTGCGCAAAGGGATAACAGTGAACGGCTCATCCATATTGACTCGAATCTCGCTGCCGTGGTAGAAGCAAACGAAACGGAACAAGGATACTATGCTTCCACCGTGTCGCAGCATGACAAGGCCACAAACGAAATGCTGAGTTTTCGACAGATTGCAGAGTCGTTGGAAGCTGTTGGGGATAACTACAAGTACCAGAGCGCAAGCAACATTCTGACTGCAAGAACCAAAGCAGAGCGGAACTATATTGTCCGGCTTATCAAGATGTATTGCGACGATACCAAATACCTTTCCGGTGCTATGCCGCAAAGTGAGTACCCGTTCTGTGTCCAGAACGTTGACGCTCTGAACCAGCGTGATGCGCAGTGGTCCGAAATCAAAGAGTATCTTGCGCAGGACGAAAATCGCAACAAACTGGATGTGATTCTTGGCTTCGTGCCGGATGCGGAGAGTGACAAGACTCTAATTCTGCACAGCATTGAAGAAAAAGGGAAGGCCATGTCTGATTCTGAAATCGAAAAAGCATATAATTTGCTGTTTGGTGACTGTAGCAATGGATGAATAATCTTGCGCTTTCGTGCGAGACCCGTATAATTTAGCTTGTACGATAGATACCATCTACTAAGCACACTGTGTGCTCGTACAATTCACACTTCGCTTTAAGGCGGACTTCCCACACCGGGAGGTTCGCCTTTTTGCGTACAAAAAAAGGAGTGTTATAATGGGTTGCATATGGACGGTTCTTGGCAACCGACTTGAAACCGCTTGGAAGAGACCTACTAAGCCCAACTCTAAACGTCCGAAAGACGGTGAAATCATCGACGAAGAGAAATCGGTGCGCTGGAACAGGGAAGAGGTCGTTCGCCGACAGAAAGCCTGGGATGCGGAATGCTCTCGGCTGAAGAAGGCGCAGAATGCAGAAATCGAACACATCTCGGAAGCTATCGAACTTCAAATTCAGGAAGACATCAAAGCCAAAACGAAACGCAGCATTTCCAAAAAGGCTGCAACTGTTCTTTGGCAAAAAGCCTACGACCGTGGCCACGCCTATGGTTTCGCTGACATCTACTGTGCCATCGAAGACTACGAGAAGCTGGTTGTTGCCGTACTCACAAACGCTCGTTGAAAGAAAGGAAAATACCATGAAGCTGAATGAATACCTCGCTAAAAATGCCGTCAAGCTGATGATTAAGGGCTCTGGAGAAAAGAATCCTACGCGCCAGACCAATGACCTCGGCATGTACGATTATGTTGAGAACCTTGAAAGCGTCCTCGGCAAAATGGTCTGGATTTGCGATTATCGCGCAAATGCGGACCCGACCAAAAAGCCGATTCGTAACATCAAACCTACCCCGGTTGTTGTAACGGACGCAAAAGAAACGAGCAAAACCATCTATTATTCTCCGGTCTATTTTCGGCCGGTAAATCGGGGTAAGATTTCTTCAACCGTCATTGCCCCATTGGACAACACCGGGTATCGCTGCTGCTCCGGCACTTCCGTCAACATCTTCTACACGAAAGAAGAGTGCGTGAAGTGCTATCGAGAGCAGGTTCGACAGGCAGACGAGATTTATGAGAAAGAGAAGGCTCGCATCATCAAAGAGTTCGACGCTCGCATGCAGATTCTCAATGATTCTCTCACGCCGTTCAACGATGTCCCGCAGAGCGATTACACCGTTGTTGCAAAAATGGATGTTACGAACGATTCTCTCGGATACAATGAGAAAAATCGGCATTTTTATCTCGAGACGACCCGAACCATGATTCCGACTCGCTATACCATCGAAATGCTCAAGATGCAGGCACTGATTGGCCTGGTGGATGAACTCCGTGCAAACACCACCTGGCAAAAGGGCGTTCCTTTCCGTATCCTTATCAGAACAACAGTTTTCGTGGATGGTATTGAAGATGTCAGCCAGGCCACAACGGAATCTCAAACCATTACCCTTTGATGAACTATGAAGAGCGCACGCCCCGTCTATAGCCGTAAGGCTTAGGTGGGGAGGTTCACAAAAAACAAAACAATACATATGTGAGGTAAAATGTTATGTCTAACAACATGTCTATTTCTTCCATCAAGGAACATTATAATAATCTCTGCACCAAAGCCAAAGAATGGAGTGCCGCCTACTATGAGCAGGATGCTCCGGTTGTAACGGATGAGGAATACGATTCCGTGATGCACGAGATTCGTGATATCGAAGCGGCACATCCTGAGTTCGTGACCGCTGACAGTCCTACGCAGGTTGTTGGCGGCAAGCGTGTTCTCGGTATTCCGGTTGAACACCGTGTACCGATGCTTTCTCTGCTTGATGTGTTTTCCGATGATGAGGTCCGCAGCTTTGTGGATTCGGTGAAAGCTGAATACTCCGATGTGACCTTCTCTGTGGAGCGCAAAATCGACGGTCTGAGCTTGTCTCTTGTCTACGAACGTTCTGACGATGGTCTTGCCTATCTGACCCAGGCTTCGACGCGCGGTGACGGCCATGTCGGTGAGGATGTGACCGCCAATGTCGCAGCCCTCACTTGCCTGCCTCGCAGCATCGAGCTGCCCAAGGGTATCGGCAAAATCGAACTCCGTGGCGAGTGCTATATGTCGGAAAAGGACTTTGAAGCAGCCAATGCAAAGCAGGCGGAAGCAGGGAAGAAGCTCTTTGCGAATCCCCGCAACTGCGCTGCTGGCTCTCTGCGTCAGGCTGACCCGTCTATTGCACGGGAACGCAATCTGCAGGTGTTCGTTTTCAATGTTCAGAGCGTCAACAATGGTGATGCAGCACAGTTCAGCCCGTATCATTGTGACCAGCTGAACTATCTGCGTGACATCTGCGGTTTTAAGACCACCTATTACGCTCATTGCAATGACATTGATAGCATCTTGGCAGCCATTCACGACATTGAGGAAAAACGCTATGATATCGATTACCCGATTGACGGCGCAGTCATCAAAGTCGATGAACTGAGCATTCGCCAGAAGATGGGCGAGCGCACCAAAACCCCGAAATGGGCTATTGCATACAAGTATCCCGCCGAAGAAAAGGGAACTGTCTTGCGCAGCATTCAGTTGCAGACAGGTCGTACTGGCCGCGTCACTCCTGTTGCTGTCTTTGACCCTATCCAGCTTGCCGGAACCCGTGTGGAGCGTGCAACGCTCAACAACGCCAACTTCATCAAGACTTTGGATATCCGTATCGGTGACACGATTGTCCTGCACAAATCCGGTGACATCATCCCGAAAATCACGATGGTGGAGCTGGAAAAGCGCCCGACAGACGCTGTGCCTTATGACATGGCGAAGCAGGTCTGCCCCGTTTGCGGTGCGCCTATCGCACCGGTCAACGGTTCTGTGGACCTCTACTGCACCAATGACGCTTGCCCGGCAAAGACTGTGAATCGCGTTATCCACTTTGCCTCGAAGCCCTGCATGGACATCAAGGGACTTGGCCCTCAGATGATTCAGGACTTGGTTGACAGCCGGTTCATTGAGAACCCCGTTGACCTGTACTGGCTCTATGAGGAGGAAGGTGAACTGACCAACATGTATGGCGCGAAGATTGCCAAGAAGGTTCTTGCTGCCATCGAAAAGTCCAAGGAGCAGAATGCCGACCGCGTCCTCAAGGGCCTTGGCTACCGTCTCATCGGCGGTCATGTTGCTCGTGCGCTGTTTACTCAATGCAAGGCTACGAACGGCAACCTTCTAACACTGTCCACGCTCAATGTAGATACCATCAAGGAGTACAACATTCCCGGCTTTTCTGATGCTATCTATGCTGCGCTCGATGCGATGCTTTCCAGCGCTGAATTTACGCAGGAAGTCAATACCTTGCATGATGCCGGTGTCAATCTTGACTACCATGCTCCGGCAGGTGCCAATGATGAGTCTGCACCGCTCGCTGGCAAGACATTCGTTATTACCGGTACACTGCCTTCCATGAGCCGCGATGAAGCCAAGACTTATATCGAAGCGCATGGCGGCAAAGTCTCCGGAAGTGTCTCCAAGAAGACGAGCTATCTCGTTGCCGGTGAAGCTGCCGGTTCCAAGCTGGATAAGGCAAATTCGCTGGGCGTGCCCGTTCTGAGTGAGGACGACCTCAAGGCCATGTGCCAGTAAGGAGGTCTTGTGGTATGTATGACTTCGACCGCATCGTAAAAGCTGCGGAGTCCTGTGACTTTCACGACGCATTTGCCTCTGACATCAAACGCTGTGAAAATGCTCTTGGCATGGGTGGCCTCATGGCAATCAATGCTGAATGTTGGCTTGATGTCTTGAGCGCCATGCCGGACGCTGAAATCGCAGAGTATGTCCACACTAAGTATAAGCCCGGTCTCTTGAATCCGTTTAAGGGAACGTCCTTGTACATCAAATCTTAACCTCTTGCCGCTTGCCCTTCACAGGGTGAGCGGCTTTTGCTAATATGTGCGAATCGCGTACACTAAAATAATAGAAAGAAGGTATCAATAATGAAATCACATGAAGCTCCTGTTACCGAAAGCATGCAACAATGTATCGACTATATCAAGCAGAATGAAGATGAAATCGCAGAATATGTGAATTCGCTTTTTCTTGCTCAGAAGGATGTAATTAGAGAGCAGATTTTGGAGAGTTTGGCAGCAATGCTGAACCCCATTCCCACTCATTATGAATGGCGCAGCAATGATTGCCCGTATGATTATTCTGGTGAATTGTACGAAGATGGAAAGGTATCTTTGGAGCAGACTGTTAGTGAATTTCTCGAGAGCGAATATACTGGTGCAAGCCGCGCAACCTATGTATCTCACTATGGTCTATCATATAACACATATGGGGATAGCCTCTCGGACGACACCCTTGAGATTGGCTGCTCCATTATGACCGATGGAATTAAAGATTTCGTACAGAGGAATGCAGGGATTCCGTGTGAACGATTCTCCCGTGAAGAATTTTTCGACATCAAAACCGAATGTAACGAATTTGACCCGATATACGACGAATGCCGCGCCAGCGATTTCTTTTGGGCTACTGCCGCTGTAGAATTTGCAGGCATTGACAAAATGACTTTGAAAGAAGTTCTCGCCGCAGTATAAATTGTCACGAAAGCCGTTCGCCGTTTGGTGGACGGCTTTTTCTTTTTGACATTTTTTGCGATTTCCCGATAATAGTGGAAACACCCAAAACAACGTGGAAACGTGACGATGCCTTGGCTAGTATCACCTCAAACTATACGGTAAAAGCTAATCTTACTTCCGGTGATTGGAGCGGCACGGTGTCTTTTGCCTGCACCATTTCAGGAAACTAAATATTCGGTCTTCTAAATTGTACGATGTGTCGTATATATTATTTTCGTAAAAACTTGGTATTTTGGGTTGACGGCACGTGCGATACCCATAGAATAGATAATGTAACAGAGATATCATTGATTTGCCATAGTTCATATACCTCCTGGAAGAAGGACAGATGCCCATATTGGGTTTCTGTCCTTTTTCTTTTTGAGGATTCCCGCAGATTTTCTGCGTTTAATATAGATTCATCCCACGGAATGTGGACTTCTGACAGCCGAAGGAAAGGCTGATTATATAGAATTGCTATGCTAATCAACATAGCACGCGTACACAGCGTCAATGTGTTTATATAAATGTTCCTGCACGCGAACGCCGCGTTAAGAGCGTATTTATATATACCGTATAACAATTACAAACCTTCAAGGAGGACTTTACCATGATTCGAAACATAATTTAGCGAGTAGACGCCATCATCAGCAGCCACGAAGCCAAAGCCAAACAATATACAGCTGACTATGGTTCATTCGTTCACGGTCTAATTAAGACCTAGCTGAGCAAAGATGGTGTGATACTCGCGCTCCTGCTGGAGCAAGTGAAACTGACCGATGCCGCGAAATTTCTGCTGCTTTTGGCAGTAGTATCAATCGCTGGCGCATTTCTTGTCAAGAAAGTCTTCAAAAATTACAGCCACATCAAAGGATTGGCCGAAGACTTTCTGAAATCAGCTGACGTTTTCGGAGCTGTCAAAGAAGCGATTTCTGATATCGCCAGCGGCTCCTGCAAAACAAACAACAAAAAAGAATAATAACATCCCCGATATATGGGGCTCACATTGCTGTGGAGATAAATTCGAGAGCAGCACGGCAGCCCCACGTTACGGGGTTATATTATGGCTAAGAAGAATAACAACGTCACTTTCAACGTCGGCATCACCAACCATTACTTTGACGCTATTTCGCGCCAGAAGTTACCCATGAGCGATGCCGCTTGTGAGCCGGTTGATAATGCCATCTCTAATTGCAAAGATGCCATTAACATCTTGGTCGCGATTGTGAAAGGCCATGCCAAAAACCTAATCGGTGTGGTTATTGCCGACTGGGGCAATGGTATGTCTAAGGAAAAGCTGCCGGAAAACCTACAGTTTGGCAACGGCCACAGCAATGAGGGCCCGCTGTGCATCCATGGCGTTGGCCTTAATAATTTCATTTTGGTTGCCACCCGCAACAAGTATCCCTGGTTCATCGCTTCCAAGCAGCCTGGAGAGGACAGCTATCACCGCGTTGACGGCCCGTTCGCCACGACCATGACGATGTCCGAGCAGGAAGAGATTCCTATGGCAGATGTCGTTATGCGTGAGCAGTTTAAGGCTCTTGGCGCTCCTTCTACCATCATCTATGTGGAGATGGACAAGGCTACCGCCAGCACCATGCTGACCAAGAACGGCAGCTGCGCTGAGAGCCGGGTCACCAGCCTGAACGTGCTGCGTACCTGCCTGGCTGAGCACTTTGGTGTCAAGTACCGCAATTACTTGGCACCTGACGCTACCGGCGTTGCTCCCGCCCGTATCCTGATTCCTGATTTCCATATGGCGAATGGCAAGACGTGCGATGTGCTCGTCAAGCCTATTTTCCAGCCGTATAAGGAGAAGCAGAAGGAAAAGAACTTCACTGTTGACTATGATGGGTACGAGATTCCTGTCAAGGTTGAGTGTGGTCAGCTGGATACGGATGCGACCAAAGGTGTTGTTACTGGTGGCTATGACTTGAAGCATTTCTACCAGAACAACATGCTTACGCAGGGCTTGGATATCCAGCTCGGCGAGCGTGTTATCGCCACCGCTCAGTTTGATACCATCTGGGACAAGGCTCGTCACCCGGCCTTCAACGCTTTCACCGGCGTTGTTGCTGTTGATATTTCCGGTCTGCCGCGTGGGTTCTTGAATACCCTCGCCAACAAGTCGGATATCGACCTGAGCGACAAGGGATGGCGTAAAATTTTCGACGCTATTGCCGAAAACGTGAAGCCTCTCGAAAGCGAGCCTCTCACTCTTGAGAAATATGCGCAGGATTTTGCAAATCGGCTGGTTGCAGACACCGGGAATGAAGTTGAACTCCAGTTCCCTCTGTACGCAAACCGGACTCGTATCGACGTTCTGGAACATATCGACGAGTCCCACTGCAAGATTTATGACTTCATGAGCGGCGTTGCTACTTTGAAGTCTGTAACCGAGCTGCGGACTCATTGGGATGGCATGGTTGCACAGGGCATTCAGCCTGTTTCGGCTGTGATGTTCTGCAATAAGCGCGGTCCTATGCTCAAACATACCTGCGACGAGATGAACACTCTCGTGCAGGCTATGAATGACGAGGACTTCTACATGACCCTCGAAGCTGCTGGTGGTGATGCATCTAAGATGCCGCACTACAACTTCGATGTTATTCTTGACCAGAATATCCCCGTGAAGAAATAACATCACTTGCCGTCATCCGAAAGGGTGGCGGCATTTTTTTGTTGAGCTATTGCTCAAACATCGAGATTCCTCATGTGGGATATAGCGTTTTGTACAGATATATGCTATAATTGGCACAAAAAGGAGGAACCGACATGGCAGAAAATAATAACAACGGTGGCAAAAACACTAATATCATCACCAAAATTAACGATACCATTTCCAAAGTCCTGGGCGATTTCCCGCCCGTTGTTCAGACAATCGCAAAAATCGTTGTCTTCGGTGGGCTCATCCTGCTTATCGCCAAAGCCATCGGTTATATTTTCCCGGTTATTGTGAACGTTCTTTTCAACCTCTTAGTCAAAATCGTTGGCTTCTGCATTCTGGCAGCCTTTCTTTACGGCTGCTGGTACGAGGTAAAACTGCAAATGACTCGCGATGAAAACTCCTTCCTACTGAATGAACGACTCAAGTATCAGAAAAAAGAGTATGAGGAGCGCGAACGCAGGAGACAAGAGAGAGACAACAAACGCTAAAATACTACAACACACAAGCTGTCCAGCTTCGGCTGGGCAGCTTTTTTTGTTTTCCTATTGCAGGTTCTTGCGAATTGCATACCATGAAATTTGTAGAAAGGAGTTTCTCGTCAACAACCCCGCCTAAACCGGTTCACCGGTTATAGACGGGGCTTGCGGGGCAACCCGTAAGCCCAGTTGATTAGCCTCGGTGAACGGCAACTTCGGTTGCCGCAAACTCCGTTATGCATTTGATGAGCAATCATCTTCATAATATAGGCACCCCGATATGCTCCACAAGTGTCGGGCTCTGCGGGCAGTGTATGTATCAATGGCGCAAGCCGTTGATATGTATACAAATCATTTAAATGTTGGGGTATTTACGAAATTTGGTGGTTTGAATAAAATCACTTAATTTCATAAGTATCACAGGCACATGGATGTTTGTTGCGCTTGTCGATTTTCCCAGTTGACAGCTCCGCAAGAGTGGTATTACCTCGTGTAATACTACTCGCAGCAAACACCCAGCCAAGGGAAACACAACCTCCTGCTTCGGCAGGAGAGACTTATCGTAAAGGAGGTGACGTATATGTCCACTGTATATGTGCTCAACAAAGACGGTAAACCTTTAATGCCTACGACTCGCGGTGGACATGTGCGTCATCTGCTTAAAGAGCAAAAGGCGC